TATCAACTACATTTCTCAACCGCCCGTAGAATCTTTTGCACTAGTTTTTACAGATTTGCAAGTAAAAAATGGGTAAAAGTTATTTTAGTCGTAAAAAATAATTACTTAAATAAAAACGGCTAGTTATAATTTTTCCATGCGTAAAACTTAGGGTAAAGGTTCGGGCAAGGAAGTTTTACCCATGACGACACTAGGAGAAAGAATCAAGCTATTACGCGGAGAACTCACTCAAAAACAGTTTTCTGAACAGCTTGGCATTCCTGCAACCACCTTAGGAAATTACGAAAACAACAAGAGTGAACTAAATTTTGCGACTATTGATCGATTTAAAACTATTTTTAAGGTGAACACTGATTGGCTTCTCTTTGGTCGTGGCCCCATGAAAGAAGATAGTATTAACAATGAATTACGTAAAAAAAATATGGAAATCATAGGTAGACGCGATGATATAATCATGATCCCTATGGTGGAGGCGGTACTATCTGCGGGTGGAGGGAGCTTTGAAACTAGCGCAATAACTGGACGAGATTACGCCTTTCGGAGGGATTTTATCGAGCGCAAAGGAAATCCTAACGATATGGTATTGATGCGAGTTTCAGGTGACAGCATGGAGCCGGACGTTCTAAACGGTGATGTCGTGTTGATCGACCAAGGAAAGACACGCATTGTTCCAGGCCAGATGTTTGCCGTGGGGTTTGAAGAAGCTATCTATTTAAAACGTATTGATATTGCTCCAGGAAAAGCTATTTTAAAAAGTGCTAACCCTGCATACCCTCCAATGGAGTTAGATATCCGTGGACAAATGAGCGACCTTTTTCGCGTCATAGGCCGCGTTTTATGGTGTGGACGGGAGTACAAGTAG